GAACTTAGGACCATTATTAGTTTTGTTTAAACTTTTTGGGGGTCAGGTCTCACCGACTATCGGACCCCCCGCTCCTGAAGAAAAAAACCCACAAAATGTAAGCATTAAACCAATATGCGGTCCTGGTCATTATCCCTATAAAGATCGGCTGACTGGTTTGTGGTCTTGTTTAGTAATACCTAAAGGAAGATAATAATATGGAAATTGATGCCTACACACTGTTAGCCTATGCGATTGCCTGGACTATTTTTTATTTCTTTTTATCGCAATACATTGCCGAATTGTCGAGAAAAAAATGGACCACTTGGGTGGAATCCGAAGACTCAAATGAAACATTAATGAACGCCCTAGAGGTTATTGTTGATGAAATAGAGGAACGAATGCATGATAAACTCCAGGAGTTTCAATCTTCTTTTTTTGGATCACTTGGTAATGCTTCTAAAAAATTAGATGATGCCACAGGTCAGACCACAATCAAAGCATTAACAAAAGACAATCCAATGTTGGGCTTTGTGGCCGAATATATGATGAAACGGGGCAATTTAGGGGCTTTAACGGGGCAAAACAGCCCCGAAGTAGGGGTAGAGACGCCCAAGACTAGCGGTAAATTAGGGTTAAAGTAGTGGGTGACAAGCCTCTAGGGGTTTTATTCCGCGTCAAATACTAGGGAAAGGCTACACTAAACGTTTGTAATAACAAACAAAAAAGGGTTTATCGTCTAATAATAATAATAATAATAATAATAATCCGTCATATATATATATACAAAAGTTTTTGAAAGAAGCCATAACTCTGTCTAGCAAGTTGGTATATACTCTGGTCACCAGTATGGTAGGTATGAAAGACCTACGAGAAGTTGAATGTAGAGCTTGTAAAAAAATCGGTTTGACATGTTACGCACAATGTCGAGATCCGAAGTGTGCGGTAATCCATAAGATCCAGGTGATTGAATGACTTGGTGTATAGGATGCGGGGGAAGATACCTCAAAGAACTGAAAGGTACTACAGCAGTTAATGGTAGAATTCTATGTGAGAAGTGCGCAAATGACGTTTAAACGTAAAGTAATTAAATTGCATCCTGACGTAATGGCAATGCTAGAAAAGTACAAAGACAAAATACATGATCATATGTCAAAGAGAAGAGTACCATTAACCTGGAATGAATTTATTGTAGCGATTTGCAGCGACTGGGAGAACGGTAGATCTAAATGCGGATGCGGAATGTTCTACGATTGTCCACACTGCCATCACACCAGGCGTTACTTCCAGGCTAAGCAAAGAGAAGAGTATGATTAGAGGGAAATGTATTCACGGTTTAAGTCATTGTAGACACTGCTGTAAACGATGCATCGAATTTAAGTAGCTACTCATAAGTGAGTATCTGGGGTCGCTCGTAGGCATCGCCCCCACAAGGACAAAAATGGTTGTAAGACGAAAAAAGAGATCGGCACGAAGAAAGCGATCCTTTTCAATAAATTTATTGGAAACAGGAGCAGGTTTAGCATTCTTAGATGCAGCTAACGCAGGTTCAGCAGCACAACAGATGATTAAGGGAGATCTAAAAGGTGGACTAGATACATTATCAAATGCATTTAAATCCAACAAACAAGATTTCATAAAAATTGGCGCTGGTACGCTAGCCGCTAAGTTAGTTGTTTCTAGCTTAGGTGGAAATAAAATACTCGGCGCAGTGGGGCCGTTAAAACTCCGCGTTTAGGTAAATATGGCACTAGCAATAACAAGAAGCGTTACGCAAAGCACAACTACAGCAGGAACATTCCAGGCACTTTCGGCACTTGGGGCCGCAACAGTTAGCAGTTCCTTTACTGTCCCAACAAATGTAAGTTCAATAAAAAATATTACGGTTTCATTCTCTGTTGACGCAGTAGAAGAATTTGTAGGTTTGGTAAAAATCACAGGAAATTCGATGAGAGACGGCGACGCTGTTTTTAATTGTGGTGGACAAACTGCAATGCCTTCAAGTGTTGGCGCAAACATGATGTACATTAACATTGATACGGATCTAGCAGTACAACCAGGGAATACAATTTCATACGAAATAGCAACAACTTCCGCGGCAACAATAGACGCAGCAGTTACCTGCCAATTCGCTTAGATTTGGTCAAACGCAAAAGTAATAGCCCTTGGGGTAGTGCTTACAAGGAAGGCCTCCCAAGTACTGCAGTTAATGATCGCATAGAAGTTGAAGAGATATTATACCCTTCTGTTAACACTGGGAATATTGATGTGGCGACAGGACAATGGGAAGGGATCACACTTAGTGATCAAGTCTTTACAATAGACGCAACACATGAAAGTGTTGCTAATGGTGCGGCTGTCTTAAGTCCGCAGGCAACACCCGATTATATTGACATGTCAGCGCACAGTGACATTCTTATTGCTATTAGACCTTCTAATGGTGGTAATGTTGCTATAGAGGCTGTAATGGGGCCAGCAACAAACGCATTTGCTAACTTAGCACCTGTTAATGCTGCTAGCGCATTAAGAGGGACTTTTGAAGCACAAGGTTCCGCAACTACAGATTTAGCTAATTTATTTAGTGATAATTCAGAAGCTTTAACGGCTAACGTTTGGAATATCTTTTTAATTCAAGATCGTATACCATACCAAAAGTTACTTCAATTTAAAATAACTAATAACAGTGGTGGCGCTTCTGACATTACATTTGCATATTTGAGGGTGGTATAATGCCTAAGAAGAAACTAACGATCACTAATGTAAGAAAGAAGATGCGTACATTAACAAATGCGACGTATGATCTCTTACTAGATAAGATGGGACATGCCAATAGTAGCGTACCAATGTCAGTTCCTAAACTCCTGGAGATGCATAAGGCAATCCAAAGCGCAGCTAAGCGCATTAAATGAGCCGTGTTAGTATTTGGGCTGAATTGGTGTTTAGAGGACAGCAAGTACTGGAAGCGTGGCGCGAGCTTCAGGACGAATAATAATGGCTTACGGACTCATACCAGATGGTTATACATTAAAGAAGATCACAAAGCCCGAAGAGGATGCGTTAAAGGATTTAAGAAAGCATGAAAACTTTAAAACATTTTTAGGATCTCCACAATCAGGTACAGCAGTAGGTGGTGTGGCCGTTAGTATTGCGTTACTAGTTTTTGTTATTCCTATGTTAATAAATTTTCTAAAAGCCCTAGCGGATGATGATGAGTTCAAAGGTCAGACAGTTGGGCAAGTAGCCGAACAACTGCAAGAAGATCCGAGTGGTACAAATGTTTTAAGATTGTATACTGCAGCTTTTACAGGAATACCCGAAACTTTGACAAGTGTTATAATTCCAATACCTGTCCAGGAAGAAATAAAAAGACAGACTGGTTTGGATATAGCTGGTTTGTTTGGTAAGTTGAGAGGTGGAATATGAACTTAGGACCATTATTAGTTTTGTTTAAACTTTTTGGGGGTCAGGTCTCACCGACTATCGGACCCCCCGCTCCTGAAGAAAAAAACCCACAAAATGTAAGCATTAAACCAATATGCGGTCCTGGTCATTATCCCTATAAAGA